TAGAACTAGATGCATGAGCGACTATCAAGCTTCTTATTTTATTAATATATTCCTGTAGTCCTCTTACCATACGAACATCACTCATTGGGTAAGGATTTCTATTATGACGATTCATAAATGGTATAATTGGATATTCTTCTATTGGAAGAATTACAGAGTAGATATACTCATCACCAACACTCATGCATCTTTTTATGTTAGTAATTTCAATAGGTACGACTTCTATTAATTTATCTTCTATTAATTCTTGTTTCTTTAAAAGAACAATCTCAGTAGTAGATCCTGGTATAGCCATAGGGCCTTTTTCTGGACCTGGAGTTGGTACAGGCGTCATTTGTCCAGTTTGAGGATTTTGTTGTTGCTGTAAATGAAATACTCTACCAAGCTTTTCATGTAATCCCATTAATGATTTAACTTCTACATCTGCAGTTACATACCTTGGTATCTCTTGCCCTGTTTGAGGATCTTTTTTAACAGTAAGAACAGCATCTTGCATTTGAAATTCCTTAAACTGCTCCTCATTCAATACTTCTTCTCTATCTTGATGCGGATCATATATCCTCATATAGCTTTGTTTAACCTTAGTATATCTCTCAAAGAACTCTAGCTCTTTATCATTATCAGAAAGATTACCTTCTTTCCCAACTATTGGGTTAACTTGTTGATCCTCTAAGCCAAATCTAGTAGTTGGGTATTGATCCAAATGATTGGTTTCAACTGCTTTTTCTATTATTTCAGCATATTCTGGATATGAATCCAACAATTGGGACTTCATTACTTTTTTAGCTATTATTAGATGATTAGCATCTCTACAAAATTGATCTTGAGATGAAGGGTCTATAAATAAATCTAATGGATTTACAGCTTTCACACATACATCACCTTTACCGTAATCCTTATGAGGATCAACATATGCCGCCATAACACCCATTCCCATAACATAGTAATCATCTATAACTTGTTTTAAAACTGTATTCCCTTGTGATTGGTCCCATATCCAGGACATGATATCGGAAAAGATTCTACCTACCTCAACATCAGAGTCTTCTCTAGCGGCAGATTGAAATCTTGGATTATTAGATGTTAAAAGAGCTTTTGCTTGTTCTACTGCTGAATGTATTACATTAACAACAATAGGCTCTTGAGCTCTGGACCTTAATTTTTTGATTTGTTCATTAGACCATTGCTTCCCATTACGGAACTCATTGTCTTCTACAGCATTTTTAGCCCAATCAGAACGATTCTTTGTATAGTCTTGTATAAGGTCTGTGGTTAATCGAGCTTCTGGGTTTTTGTCGTACATAATGCACCTTACCTAAATTTGGCGGACAACTTACATTATATTAACAGACATTCACAACGCTAGGCTGTTTTCCAATCTAAACCACCATCTAGGATTCTAGGTCTTGTATTACCATCTGATTTATCTTCTATTGAATGATTAGGAGGATATATGCCTTTTGTTGCATAAAAGAGCCCATCTAATAGATCATCATGCTTTCCCCTTGGGTACATAAGCAGCTCATCTCTTAGCTCCATTTGCTCTTTTAGCATATAAAACTTCTTTTGAGCAAAATAAGGCTCCATAGTCTCTAATCTAGCTGATTTAGAATTTCTAGGATTTTCTTTAATTTCGAGTCCAGGGATAAATAACCCCTCTTCTTCGCATCTTTTCCTTATATACTCCCGTAACATCTCTTGATATCCAACTGATTCTATTCTAGTTTTGTCAGGTTTATATATTTTTACCTGATTTAATATAGCTTCTGCAACATTCATGGGAGTAGCACGGTTCCTGTAGTATGGAAGAACAAAGCGATTACCATCTTTATCAACGGCAACTGTGACTATAACAGAGTAATCTGCGGTTTGTCGTGTAGAAGAAGCAGGATCTACCCCCATGAAAATGTTTACTGGTCTAAGTTCATCTGCAGTTTCTCCATCTATTTCTGTAATTCTTAAAAATGAATTATTATCCGAATATTCTATCTTCCCTTTATAATACTGAATATATGATTCTTTGAATAATTGATCTTCATCACCAACCACTTCACACATATATTCCCTATAAAATACGGAAACTCTGTTAATACTCTCTAATTCTTCCTTCTTTTTAACTAATTTCTTAATTGGCTGCCAAGATTCCCATAATGCAATACCATTGTCCAAATCTGGCTTAAATAGCATATTATTCCACCCCTTCATATCTTTAAGGGTTTCAACTATGCATCTTTGGTGTATAGGTGTTCCAATAATAGCTATCCTACCTTTGACAGGATCTAGTGACGGAACGGCAGACTGCAGCAGCCATCTTAAATTACCCTCCATTGCTTCGGATGTTTTAGTGTTATTCTCATCCTCAGGGTCATCAACGATGATTAATGTAGGTCTTTGGTTACCATGCTTAATACCACGGAGCTGTTGTCCAGTACCTTTACATATAATCATAGAGCCATCTTTTAACTCTATTTCAGTTTTAGCCCATGTTCTGGCTGAATTTATACCCCAATACCCAAATATTTGTCTAAATTGCTGAGAATAGTCCAATACATCCTTAATAGTACCCAGCAGTTTAGTTGCATGATCTTGAGTTCTTGACACTAATACTATTAACTTAGGACCTTTCCCGAACATTATATGCCATAACGGGAACACACCACCTACTATAGATGATTTAGCATGACCCCTAGGTGCTATAATATTCAGCTGCTTAATATCATCATCCCTCAATTGCTCTGCAATTTCATAATGAAAATCAGGTGATTCTGAAGAAAACATATTAGGAATAGTTACTTTCCCAAATAATATCATATTTTCTTCTAATTTTTTTAATATAGTTGATTTATTGTTTATTTAATCTATCCATTTCCAATGTTTATATAAATGCCAACATCTATGCTTAAATATAAGCCATAATAGAGTAAATAGGCTATTTGAGTAATATTCCCCTGCAGGGACTTTTAATTTATAATAATATTCCTTTACCATGACGAATTAGGTATTTCTCCTTTTTCAAGCCTTTTAATCAAGTCATCTAGGTAAAATCTAGCTTTCTTTAAATCTTTTATAGAATTACCCTTATATGGCGATCTTGTGACATACTTCACAATATTAGCTCTATTCCAGTCCATATTCCAGGAGTTTATATAATCTATGACTTCTATACCTCTAGTATAATGATCTGGATGATTTACATCATCTTGATATGCACCATTATCCTTTTTCATCTTTTCTCTCCAATCTTAGCTTTTTATCTTCACTTTCTATTGCATCAGTAATTTTAGATGAAAAATCTAGTTCTATAGAGTCAGTCACCACCTTTTTGCCTGGCTTCATTTCTAATAAATCTGCATAAGTATCAGCTATTTTAATGAAATTACCTACATCTATCTTAGTTTCAGCCATTAATAAGCCTTTTTCATACAAATCTAATACTCTTTCTTTGGTAATACCTTTTTTAGCCAGTATTTCCTTTGTTTTTTCTTCTACCATAGTCTTTATTGACTCCTGTTTCATTAATCTTCTTACTGTAGCAGCTGGAGTTTTCTCATTAGGTCTATATATATTACCTAATACATCCCAATCTATACCATTTGCAGATATTAACATATCTACATATGCAGCTACAGTCTCTTTTGTCCTAGTTCTACGAGCTTCTTTATCAGCCCAATGAGTAGGTTTTACTTGAGTAAAGATATTCATTAATTTATTTGGCTCATAAAGGATCTTAGAACTTTTACTTACCCATCCCACACCATAAGACATCTTAATATGTGTCTTTTTGCGATTATGCTTATCTACATAATCAGCTCTTTTTAAGCAAATACCCACATATCCATCATCTGAGACACCATAATCACCCTCATTAGCATCTTTCCAGTATTTATATGCAAGACCTTCATTATCTGCTTCGCTTTTAGTGTATATATCGAAGTTTTGCCATTTACCAGCTACTTTTCTGTTTATTTTGTCCATACTACTCCTATAAGTCTTAAGTATAAGTATATTCCCTTAGGAATATACATACATTAAGGTAGAGTACAGGTTCTCTACCCTTAATACTATACCCTTAAGTTAATCCCTACTCTCAATCTACATCTTCATTATTTAACATTTGTTGCAATAATCGAGTAACGATCTCTCTCTCTGCTTCCATCAGCTCGTAATCTTGCCTAAACCTCTTTAATATAGGGGATTCTACCTCATCTTCCCAAAGTCCAGTAGTTATATTAAAGGTTTCATAGTCTTTATCTTTGCCCATATCTAAATATATACTATATTAATTGATAGTTGCAAAGTATTTCGAGAGTGTTGGAATCTAAAAATAGATCTAGAATGGGAGTGAGGGATATGATAGGATACTACCCCCCTACATCCAGGGTATGGTGGGTCATATCCTTGTTGAGTTCAATCGATACAGTTCAATTGATACCACTCAACTAGGACAATCCCCACCATACAGG